GGCTCAACATCTTGAGCATGCCGCCGATGTTCTTCTTCGTGCGGCCACCGGACTTGCGGCTCTTCATGAAGGCTTCAGCCTCCTCCGCCGTCATGCCCTCGTCCTTTTGAGACGGCTCAGGCTTCTCGTTGGACCGGTAATCGGACTTCTTATTATACTCAACCGCCTTGTAAGCAGTCGGGGAGACGACGCGCCGGTTGCCCTCGTACAGGCCACCACCGTTATCCTTGTGAGCGCGGCCACCATGCTTCAGAGCGCCGACATGCTTTTTGCCTTCGCGCTCTTCGTTCGCGTCCTTAACATTTCTGTTAATCTTTGCGTTAGCATACGTTGACGCTTCGCCACCATTTTTACGCGGCTTACGGTCAGCGCGCGTCGGGCCGCACTCGCCCTGCACTTTGCCACCACGCTTATAAGCGCGCTTGGAGATCGGACGCAGGCCCGTCTTCACATCAGCATCAAGCAGTTCCGGCGGGGTAAACGTGGAGGAATCGACCTTCTGCGTGGGACGGTCGGAACCAAGGCGCTTGGCCTTTGTTTTCATGGCCTCACGGGCCTTTTTTGCGAGATCAGACATGCCTGCTCCAAGGAGTTTGTCCGGGCGTCCCCGGTGCTGCCTGTCTCATGGCTCGGGCAGCAATCAAGCCTTTAAGAATCTTAGCACAAACTAGCCGACATCAACAGCGCCGCCCCGAGCGTACTTTCTCTTGATGTCTACGTGGTCGTGGTTGAAGACGACATAGTTGCGGGAGCCTTCGCCAGCACTGCGCGATCCTGCATCGAGATATTTGATTCCTCGAATGCCATTGTCAGACAAGTATTCGCTCACGCGCTGCGCCGAAGATTGCCTAAATTGCGATCTTGTGTCTGAGTCCGCATCTGTAGGCCAATCCGTTGCGCCCATTTTATTTTGCAGATGTTCATACAGATCGCTCCCCTTCATAGACATTGGCAGAGAGCCTGCTGGACGCGGCTGGGGCTTAGTCGAGGTATATGAACCAGTGCCCTCTAAAGCCTCCAATAAATCTTGATTGTCCTTATTCCACCAAGACCTATATGAACTTTCACTTTCTTTATCCCAACCAGCTAGTCGGCGAATAGGCTCAGGCTGATCTCTTAGTGGAGCATCCCAATCAAGAAATTGATCGGGGTGTGCGTTGATACGCACCTCATACATATGGCCGGGATCAGTTTTCCACTCTACTTTTTTGCCTTTAAACGGCGCGATGCTCTCTGCCCATTTTTGAGCATGTTCAGCTTTGCCTTTTTTGTAAAAATTTTCACTACCTAAGTCTTCTTTCAAAGACTCTGCGTGCTTATTGGCAAAATTAACAGCCTGATCCGTATTCCAGCCCATCTGATAAAGCTGATTGGCGAGCTTGTATACTACGTCGCTTTCAGGGTTTTCCTCTGACGGATGTGGAATTTTTTCCCCATCAACGAATGCGTATTCTTGCCGTAACCTGTCTCTGTAACCTTTTGCTACGGGTTCACTTTCAGCAAAATACAGCCCGTGCCCATAAGCCTGCGCGCCTTCCCCTGTATCAATTTTGCTAATGTCAAACTTGGGGAAGTCGTAGGGCGACCCATGATAGGCCGTAATGCCTTCGTCCCCGTCGTCATCATCCATTACGCCGCCGTTCGCGGCCATGAGATCACGTTTTTTGGTTTTCTTAGGATCAAACTTAGCAAATTTTGAACGAATGCGGGCCGGGTCCAGAACAACATAAGTTGTTGTCTTACGTCCGCTGCCAAGCCCCATGTATCCTTGATCTTTAATGTTATCTATTTGAATGCCCGGCACTTTGTTTTTGCGGGCCTCCTTTATTAACTCGTTCATATGGTTTTCGTCATACATATTCCCGCCGTAATCCCAAACGTCAAAATCTTTTGTGTTAACTTTCAACGGTAAGATATTTGCGCCTTCCATGTAATGGCGGCCAATTTGGGGGTCATGAGCCATCGGCTCCGTATGCGGATTGTTTTCGCGCATGACGTAATTTCCACCCAAATACGTATGTGCGTTTTCGGCGTCGTTCGTTAAAAATATGGCGCGCTGAGTTTTTCCGCCGCCAACAGTTGTCCCAGTCCCTGCTTTTGATAAGTCAAATTGCTCTATGGGCATATGGGTAGCATGGTAAGCATCCTCCCAAACACCCTCCTCGTCATCGACCGCGCCGCCGTCAGCTTTTGCGGGTTCACCGGCGTGTTTTTCGATATTGTCTACAATGTTGTTGTCCAAAACAACGGTAGACATATCCCAACTGCCGCCATGCGCTACATCTGGAAACCTAACAGCGTCATAGCCCATATCTTTAAGCTCATCCATTACACTGTCTTGTAATGATCCACGACCGCCGTAAAAAGACCCGTCTGCCGACGTTATTGCATTCATCAAGTATTCTGGGTCTTCGCCCAATCGCTCCGCAAGCTCGTTAACAACTTTGGATTGTTTAGGGCCAATGTTCTCAGGATGAAAACTAATCATGTTTTTGGGTTTTAGCTTAACTGAATAAACATGTTCTCCGTAATTTTGCGCGGTTTCGGGTCGATCAGCCAAATAGTGGTATTTAGCCGTTCGAGACTTAGATGGGTCAAACGCCGCAAGGTTGTTAACATCGGTGCCGTGATATTTTTCAACGACTGGGCCGCCTTCCGCCTTCCTAGTACGCCCACCAGAAGCGCGCATCCGACGCGACATAGCGGTCGAGGTGAACTCACGCAGTTCATCCATTGTCCACTGCGCGTATGGCTTTCCACGGAACCTCGTGCCGGCATTGGCCGCTACGGTCTCAGGGAACACATCCGAAACTTTAGCGTCAGACGGCGCGCGGTAGGCGCGGATAGCCCCCTGCGGGCCTTGGAACCAGCTTAGATAGATGTTGCCGGGCGTGGCAGGAATGCCGGCCTTTTGCAGCACTGGCATAATGTCATTGTTTAAATGGAACTGAGCAGCGGCTTCCTGAAGGTCTGCATTGAACTTCAGCTCTTTAAGCTGCTGGTTGTTGTAACCGCCATAGGCTTGCGGGTTCATGCGGCGCAGTACATTTCCCCATGTTCCGTCTGTGAACTGATAAAGACCACCGGCAGAAGAACGAGGGTTCTGAGCGCGCGGGTTGTTAGAGCTTTCCGCTCCACGGATAGCGCGCAGTACGGGCGTATCTGAGTCAGTTCCAGCTACAGACGCATAGGTTGCACCGCGCCCCGAGCCGGTCGAGCCACTTGGGCGCTCAAACTGGGTGCGCCGGGGCTCAGAAGCGGCTTTCTCCATTGCCATGCGAGCGGCGTCCGCCCGGAAGAAGTCACGGGCGCTGCCGCCAAGTTCCTGATCGCCCCAGTTGATCTGGCCGTTCTCGACCACGGGGCGAGAGTTGGACTGGAATTCGTCAGAGGTCAGACGCAGAGCGCGATCAACGACAGCATTGCGGGCTGGCGCAGATGCCGGCTTAGGCCGCTCCTCGTAGGGGTCCGGCGCGGTCTGGGGATAGTCGATCTGCTCGAAACTACGCTCTTCGTAGGGGTCGCGCGCTTCAGCCGTGCGGAGCCGTTCAATGGCTTCCCGGCTTTCTGGATCAAAGTCGTCGCGTGCCCAAGCCGGGATTTCGTCAGCCATTACTTCTCTCCAGTGAACACCGGCTCGCCGGTCTCCGCCGTAATAATATGAATGCCGGGGATTTTATGTGCGGAATGGGAACCGAAATCGGTTTTCGGTTGTCCGAATTCGGTTTTCTCGCCTTTGCCGCGCTTGCGAAGCTGGCTGATGACCGAGCCGCCAGAGGCGTAGCCCTGCGTCTTTTCGCCTTCCGGCATGTCCCACCACATCTGACGAGCATAGTCCTCGTTGTGGAGGTAGTTTTCGGCGTTGGGGAACTGCTCGATGTGATGCTCCCCGCGCATCGTATACGGCTTAGTCATATCAATCGTCCTTCTTCTTCTGCGGGATCACCGGCACCGTGTCGCCGTGTTTCTTCGGGTCATAATGGACGAAGAAGCCTTCCGAATCCATGTGAGCCCGGCTGCGCTGGCCGGTGGACTTCAGGTTGGTCAAACCGACAATCACGCCATCAGCGCCCTCTCCCTGAATGTCGAGCGGGCGGAAGTCGTGGCTCTTGCCATCCACAACGGCGTAACGCTTGCCACTATCCTGATCGTGGACAAACTTGGGCAGCTCCTTGGAGCCGGAGAAGACCATCGCCACGTTGTCGCCTTGGTCCAGCATGCGGCGCATCTTGGGCCAGTTGGTGTGCGGGTTGGTCACGCCCTCTTGGCTCAGGCCAGTCGAGGAATGCGTATAGTGATGGTTCTCAGCCACCGGCTTGTATGCCATTTTGGTGTAGTCGTAGAACGACACATCAGGCTGGCTCTCGATCAGTTTCTTGTGAATGACCGGGTTGAGGTCAGAAAGCGTGTTCAGGCGCACACCCAGATGGTTGCCGTTGCGCTCCGATTCGCGGCGCGCGCTTTCGATGTCGTCCCACAGGCGCACCGCAAAGGCTTCCGGCTCCCTCACCATTGCCTTAGTGCGGCGCATAGCGCGCTCACGAGCGGTCACGCTGCCGGCCCTCTCCGTGGCCGTGGTAAAGGCTTCAGAATATTGCCCAGAGGTCTTCCCGAGGCACTGGTCGCGGCAGGAGGCGCTGTTCGGGCACAGCTTCAACTCGCCTTCGCGGTAATCGGGATAGAGCGAGAGGCCGATGGTCTCGACGCCACGCCCATCATCAAGCGTCAGCGGCTCCTTATCCTTCGTGCCGGCCTGCGCCTTCAGGAGCTTGGCGTTCTGGCTCAACAACGAAATAGGCTTGCCGTCCTTGCGTGTGCCCAGATGCGGCTCCAGCGCCTTGATGGCGGCGCGAGAGTTGGCGATACGCTCACCTTCTGGCAGCGACAGATGCCTATCCAGAGCCCTATCAAAGGCCGCACGCAGGCTGTTCGTATTAGCCTTGCCCGGCTCCAACTTGGCGAACTCATAGCCACCAGAAGCCGGCGTAGGAGCAGGAGCAGTGCCTGCCTTGCGAATGGAGAACTTCGGGCGCGGAGCAGTCAACGTCTGCTTGGCGAGCGCGACCGTCTGATCTTCGCTCGGGGCTACGCTGGGAGCGGGAGCCATGTCCGGCGATGCGGCCTCCGGCGCAGCAATCTCCGGCTCTACGTCGCCGCCTTTGGCGTATCCTTCGCTAAGACGCGGCTCAGGCAGCCGGCGAGCGGTCAGCAACGCGGCGCGAATGATCTTGGTCGGGTCGAGCATTATCAGCCACCACGTTGCAGGTCACGGATCAATTCAGGCGGCACCAGCCCTTCAAGGATCGGGGCCGCTTCAGGGTGCAACATCACCTCTTTAGCGAGGTTCGTGACCGCCAGACGCTCGCGGGTCTCGCGCTCATTGTGGCGATTCACCGCATCCACCTGACTGTCGAAAGCGTCAATTTTCACCTTTGCCATCTTGGCTTCAGCATCCATCAGCTTGGCGCGCGCATCCGCCATCTTCTGAGGGTCGTTGCGAGCCACAGCCGCCTCGAACTCAAAGCGCGCCTGCTCCAATTGCGCCATCGAGCTGTCGTGCATCATCTTCGCATCGACGGCCTTGGCCTTCGTGTCAGCGTCCTGCTTCTTGATAGCAAGCTCGGCGATCTTGGCGGGATCAAGCTGCTGGCCCATGCCCAGTTTAGCCTGACCTTCCGCGATCTTTGCATCGACTTCCTTGGCGCGCGTAGCAGCGTCCTGCTGCTTGATCTGAATTTCCGCCATGCCCTTCTGGACTTCCGGCGGAGCCTGATTGCGCTGCTCTTCAGGCGCAAAGAACTGCTCCGGATTGCTCCAGCCAATGGCCTTAATAGCAGCCGAGTCGATTGCTATGTTGTTGTAAAGAGTGGGGTTTCCCTGACTGATCTGTTTAAGGGCCATGATCTTCATCAGGCGCTGCGTATGGCTGGCCGTATTGGGATCAGCCTGCGGCACCAACTCAACATCATCGAGCGCCTGCAAAAACGTCTGCTGCGTCCATTCCACGGTCGGGCGCTTGCGGCGCTGCCAGAAGCTCTCAGGATGCTCGCGGAAGGTGCGGATGATAAGATCAAACTCTTCCGTCTGCGCGGCGTGCATGCGCTTGTGGACGGCGTTCATGATCTTCGTAGCCTGCTCGATGAGAGCCAGCGTCGTGCCCACAGGAGCGTCAGCCCTGCCCTCGCCGACATTCATTTCAGCCGTGCCGCCAACGCGAGCGCCGGTCTCCGTGATGTTGTTGACGAGAGTCATCAAGGCCCCGCCCGGCTCCTTGTAAGGAAGCGGCATGACGGCCTGACTAAGCGGCATTCCGCCCGTCTTCACCAAAGCGCCGCCACCCGGAGGGATGCGGAAGATGTTGGTGTTCTGACGCGCCCCCGTATCAGCCATCAGGAAGCCGGGGAAGTTCGCATACATGCCGGCGTCCAGCATTTCGCGCCACGCCGCCGTCACCGCATTGGTCGTGTTGCCAAGAATGTGAACCAGACCGATGTCGTAGAAGCCCATGCCGGGCACGAACGTGTACTTGACGAAGTTTTGACGGGATGTCGGCAGTTCGCCATCGTCCTCGTCGTAATTGCGAACGATGCTCAAAATCTCCTTGGAGGAGACATCAATCGTCACCCGGTAGGGGATTTCGAGGCCCGTCACCTTGCGCTTGAACTTGTGTTCAAAGCCCAGAATGTCGAGTTCGCAATAGACCTCGTAGATTTCGCGGTCGCGGTCGCTCGGGTTCGTCGCCTCTGGAGCGATACCCTGCTGCGCGCTCTTTTCGAGCTTAACGGCGTCCGGGCTGGACATATTCGGGGTCGAGAAGTCGATGTCGCGGTAAACGCCAAGGATTTGCAGGCGCTTGACGGTCGAGGGGCGCATGAACACCCGGTGGGTGATGCGCTTGGCGTTCTGGAGGTCCGTAGCGGCGTTGTTGACGATCAGGTCGTCGGCGTCCACAGACTCGGAAACAGGCCGGTTCCGCAACGGGCAGAAGTAAACCTTCTTGAAGGCCGTGCCGCCGAAGCCCAGCATGAACAGCATGCGGTCGGTGTCCGGGTAATACTCGGAGGCAGTGGCGGTCAGGTAATGGTTCAAGTCTTTTTCTAGGGCATTCGCCAGCGAGTCTTGGTCAACCGTCGAACCATTGGCGTCGTTCCTGATTTTCACCGGGCCATCGGTCGGCAGCATCTCCGAGCGCGCATTAGCCTGAAAGCGCAAAACCGCCTCCAGAAGAAGCGGGTGTCGAACTTTTGACATACCCTCCACGGGAGCGCCGTCAGAT